TATCTTCGGCAGATGACTTTATTCCATCCCACGCCTCAACTGCCTTATCCTTGATCCATACGAACGACTTAACAGCGAAGTCCTTGATCGCTGTCAGCGCGTTCTCTATCTTTGTCTTTATCGCGTCTGGTATTGGCAACGCTTCCCACGCTGCAACAACGATGTCGTGAATAAATCCAAGCGCGAGAACCGCAACGTCTTTGATGTCTTGCCACGCCGCCGCCCAGTCACCGGTGAATACGTTCTTGACGAAGGACCATAGCTCCTTGAGAACAGCCCAGACGTATTCGACTGATAGCCGGATGAACTCGTTTGACTCGATCCAGTCAGCAGCCGCGCCGATGTAGTTCCCGATGGCGATTAGCATGTGTCCGACTACTCCGCGCAATCCGCCCATCTTCTCAATCCAAGCTGTGAAGCCGTTGACTAGAGGTATGATATGATTCTTCAGAAAGTTCTTCAGGATAGGCATCATGTCCTCGCCGATGGTGACGAGCAACAAATCGAACGATCCTTTGAGAATCGTAAGTTGGCCGGATAGCGTATCAAGCTGAATGTCTGCCATCCGCTGAGCTGCGCCGCCTGCGCCTTCTAGCGACTTGGTGTATTCATCCAGGCCGTCTGATCCTTCCTGAAGTAGAATAGCCATCGCCGGGCCTGCTCGCTTACCGAACAGATCCAGCATCTCCTTAGCGCCGAACCCTTTCTCCTCGAAGACGCCGAACACATCAGCCATCCCCATGATGCTTCCATCGGGATTCTTGAGTTCGTCCATCGTCATACCGAGGGCGCCTAGCTTCTCTTTGAACAGATCGCTCTCGCCGATCAATTCAGACAACGCCATCCTGAGCGCAGTACCTGCCATAGAGCTTTGTATGCCAGCATCGCCCATCTTACCTATCGCGGCGGCTGTCTCTTCGATTGACCATCCTGCTGCGGCGGCAAGTGGAGCTGCGTACTTGAACGATTCGCCAAGCATCTCTACGTTGACGTTTGCGCTTGCGGCTGTCTGTGCTAGAACGTCAGCCACTCTAGCGGCCTCGTCAGCACTCATGCCCATCCCAGTGAGGATGTTCGATGTTATGTCTGCTGCTGCACCGAGATCCATCACCTGCGAAGACGCCAGGGCAACAACGCCGTCCATCGCCGAGATGATCTCAGTCGTCTCAAATCCAGCTCGCCCAAGGAACTCCATTCCGTCAGCGATCTCAGTCATGCTGAACTTGGATGTCTTACCGAGTTCCTTGGCCTTCTGCTCTAGCTCTTCAAACTGTTTAGCTGTTGCGCCGGTGACAGACTGAACCATCGCCATAGACTTCTCGAACTCAGCAGCCTTCTTGATAGCACCGACGAAGATAGCAGCACCTGCGGCAGCGATGATGGCAAATGCAGCTACGGCAACCTTACCGAGCGTCTTGAATACCTTGCCCAGCTTGTTGCCGACGCTAGAGCCTTTGGCGTTGACGGCGTTCAGATCTGCAATCGCTGATGCTTTATTGATTGACACGCGGCCAAAGAGCCTAAAGATTTCGATCAGATATCACCCTACATCCCCGGCGGGAATAGCCCCATCTTCCCGCTCTTGAATAGCCGCTCGATCTCTTCGTCTGTCACTTCAGGTAGTTCTATCTCGACTGGATCGCCCAGCCCAAGCTGCGCTAGGAAGTCAGTAAACGGTACAGCCTGCCTCGATGTACCTTCGCCGGTAGTCGGTGGCTGCGTTCTGTAGTTCCACATCGCGTCCCACCTCCGCTCTTCCTTCTCAGCCTCGCCAGTCACTCTGATAAGCTGCATCAGCCGCGCATACGGTAACGCTAGGACTTCTTCGTCTTGCCAGCCGTAGCGGGCTTCGATCCTGTCGATTGCCCTTTCAAACGCTGTGTCAGCTTCTTCAGGCCCGGCGTCTGAGTCAGAGCCTTCACTCGGTCGAAAAAAGCCAGCACATCCTCATGCTCAATCAACGCTTGCGCGACTTGCACCTCAGATCCAAGTGGGAATACGTTAGGGTCGCGGATGGTTCCTTCGTTCGTCTGTCCATCTTTCAGCTTATCCTCGATGTATCCAGGATGAATGCCGATGACAGATGCCAGGAAGTCAATCACCTGATCGAACGCATATGGAAGAAAGTCGATGATAAATGTGCCAACCTCTTCCGGCCCCATCGTGTTCATGTTAGCGATGGCCTTGCGGTTGATGAACTCAGCACCCGCCGCGTATATCTTGGCCATACGTTGAATGTCTAATAGTCCAAGGCGTCGCACCTTGAACTCGCGTCCCTCAATCTCAATCACTGGAGCTTCCCAAGTGAGCGGTGTAGATCCTTTCGTCGTGCCTGCGTCTGTCATGATACCTCCGTTTAGATAAGCCCTGAGGCGGTTAAGCCCCAGGGGTTGTGCTCGCTGTGCTAGACAGCGCCGAGCCAGAATTCGACTGGAGCGTTTGCCAAAGTTAGTCCATCAGCAGGATTGAAGAAGCCGAAGAACTTAATCGGCAACACTGCTTCCTCAAGTGCGCCCGATGGGATGGTTACAGATCCAGCCTCAGACAAGCAGTTCTTCACGATGAAGACACAGTAAGGATTCGTGTACGTCTGATTTGATAGCTCGCAGACTAGAGCGATGTTCGTCCAGTGATCCGCGGCTGCTACCTGTCCAGGTGTGATGACGTTGTAAGCGTCTCCGCTGGCCGTGGAATCGTAGGTATACTTCGCAGTCACTTCGTCGGCGTCTGCGATGCTTCCGCCTGAAGCAGTTGCAATGAATGTAACTACTCCAGTGCCTGTAGCTACTGTGTAGTCAGTCGTGATAGTCGCTTGCACCGCATCAGTACTTGCGGCTCCGTACCATATCTGTAGCGTAGAGAAGATCGTGTTGGCCGCACCAATCAACGTCGGAGCTGAAGACCTAACAGCAGATCCAGAACCAAGATACTCAACGATTGCTGTAGGCGTCTCATTCGTTGAATCACCAGCAGGCAAGAACCCGCCTGTCCAAGAGGTCGCCGTATTCTCCAGAAGATTGACTTCAAGCGAAGGGATGCACTTGCTGATAAACCTGTGCCCTTCGATCAATCCCATCGCGCCGTCTGGTTCTACGTCGTGAAACTCCAATCCCCAGTCGAATGTAGATCCGCCCTTCGTCTCGCCCAGTAGCGTACCTGGCACTGCGATGGACTCGAAATCCTTGTAAGCCTTACCAGGCCCACGTAGATACTTGTTTACCGCTGCCGCTGTGATGCCTGTTTGCAGTGTACTTGCCATCTCGCTCACCTCTTATGTGATGTTCGTTACATCCCGCCCCGCCACAAAGCGGGCATCGAACTGCATTGCATAATGCCAAACGTTAGATACATCCGTTGGGATGTAGCCGCCAGAGAACCAACTCAACAGCCCACCGGCTTCATCGTTCGCCGTGGTAAATCGCCACTCGTGTAATAGAATCTTCGCTCTGTCTATCGCCTGATCTGGGACCGCTGAATCAACTCCGTAATACCACAAGTCAAGAAAGTAGGAATGCGTGCTGTGGAACATGTCGCCGTTCAACGCGAGCCTATGCCAGAAATACGGCATCGAAGGATCGGCGGGCCCCATAACTCGGTAGAGAGATACAGGCGTTCCCATTACGCTCTTCATCGTTGCGTCAGACGTAATGCGAGTCCATAGCGCAGTGATGATTGCTTGCCCTGTCTCAACAGCCGCCACTAGAACCACCTCTTGTTTAGCTCAAGTATCATTGCAGGCTTAGCTTGATCCAGTGAACGCTTCAACCATGGGCGCTTCATGCCTGCTGTGAACCTTCCAGACGTATCGCGCCCGCCGCCGCCACCCTTCTCAAGGTACAGCCCGTATTCAACATCAGTGCCAATCAACAAGTCGCCGCCGCTCGGTAGGATCCTCACGCTGCCTTTCAATCTTCCAGTCTGTACGGCTGGGAACTCTCCCGGCGCAGACGCGGTATACATCACGCTCGTTCCTGGCACTCGATACGTGCGCCCAGATCGTCCGCCTGATAGATTCTCAACTGTCTGATTGCGCCCAATGTCAGCAGTAGCACGAATAGCCCTAGCTCCCGTCGCTTCGATGGCGACTGTCACCGCTGGAAGAAAGGACACGAACATCTTAGACACTGATCTTCTCACCTTCCCTATCCTCTTCAACTAGTACCGTCGTCATTCTGCTTTCACCGTCTGCGTTCACTGGCGAACTCTTCGGCCAGTAGATCTTGAGATAGTCGTCACTCCCATTCGTGTACCACACAAACCGCGATCCGCCAAGCGTGATCGTCGGCTTATCGTAGAATCTGAATTCCTTGCGCACTACTGCGTCAAGTTCGATCTGATACCGTTGAACGGCCATCGCCGGGCTAATAGACGACACCTCGCACCAACGAGTATCAGACGAAGCCGTAACCCACGTGCCCTGTGGAGAGGTGGCCGTGGTAGTCCGTGTGCCTGTGTCAATCCTTATCCGCTGATCTGCGTTCATCCTAACCCCGGCGTTAGTCTCAGATGGCTAATCGTGTCGAACGTATCCGCCATTCCAGACTCCTCGGATTTCATCGACACGTACATGTTCTGCCCAATGCCAGACTGCGACTCTGACATCAACGCAGAGCGGTTCCTGAAGTGCCGTCGTACTCGCTGATAGATCCACTGATTCACGTCTTCAGGTATCGTCTTCGATGTAAGCACGTCTCTAGCCAGTAGCGTGTCGTCATCCGAGCTAGTCACTACGATGCCGTCAGCGTTGCCGTAGTCGGCTGTTAGCGTAACCGAGCCGCTAGTGTTAGCCGCAGTCACTCCAGCGACTCCAGTAGCCCCGTAAGAGCCTCCTAGCGACGTAGAGTTCACATAGGCCGCGAAGTTGTCAGCGGTATCCGAGTCAGTAGCACCAAGCGCGAACTCCAGTTCGTCCTCATCAGCCGCCGCCTTGCAGGTGTATGTCTTGCCGTTGACGATGATATAGTCGTCTGCTACCACGCCATCGAATACGACAGTCGGCACGATCTCAGTGAACGGGTTGTTGAGGTATTCGTCTGCCTTACGTTTCGATGCGTTGAATAGCACCGTAAGCAGAGCGTCGTGATCCGATCCATCGACGCCGCAATAGGCACGCACTAGAGACGTGTAAGTCGCCCAAGATAAACCTGTATACACTGGACCGTCTGCCATATCTACTCTCCTGTAGGCGTGCTATGTACTTCCGTGTAGGTAACTGTAATGTTGCAATCTGTATTCGCACTTGTAGTACCACACGTTGTGTCTGGAGTTTCCCAAGTGTAATACGGATAACCAGGCCACGGTGTATATGGCGGCATCGGGCATGGACATACAGGCGCGTTCAGCTTCTCTAGCACCTTGCCTACTTCCTCAGCCTTCTTCTGGATCTCGTCAAGATCACGAAGGATCTCTTCCTTGTTGATCGTGATCTTTATATCCACTCCAGACATCTCTACCTCCTACCTCTTCGGTACGCCAATCGGACCTTTACCGCCGCCGGTTCCGAGTCCCTTACCTTTCCCGCCTGAGCCGATCTTGCCGCCTGGACACTTAGCCATCTATCTCACAACCTTATGCGCATTGAATACGCTCTTGCCTACTACTCGATTCTCAACAACGTCGATCACGCGATTAGCGATACCTTCATCTACCATCCGCGTTCCGACTTCCTTGTTGACGATAACCTCGTCGCCAGCTTCAAACTTCCTGCCTTTGATCGTTCGATCTTCTGCTAGGATAACTTTCATATCTCCTCCTGAAACAGAGCGTAGGGGCCAGTGATGACCCCTATTGCTGAGGAGGCAGTTACAGCCGCTCTGTTCATATCGCTCCTAGTACAAGTAGCCGAATACTTCACATTGCAACGTAGAGTCTGCGGTTGTGCATCCGGTAGTAGTGTGCCAGTTAAGTGCCTGCGTAGTTGTGCCAATAACAGGTGCTGTGCCGATAGTCAGCTCAGCCCACGAAGTTGTTGCAGTTAGCACCTTCGAGATGTCACCACTGGCTACAACATCAGTAGCCGCAGCAAACCCGATATTGCTAGTCGCGTCTGTATCTTGATCGAGGCTCTTGTTAGCAGAGCGGATAACGATCTTGGTAATGACGCATGAATAACCAGCCGGGACGGTATATAACAACGTGTCGGATGTAGTCTGTACGTCAACCTCTACGCTACCAAGCAAAGCAATATAGCTCGCCGGTACAGTAGACGATAGCGATCCAGTTACAACTACGTCGCCAGTAATGCCACCATCAAGCGTGATGTCTCCCTCGACGTACATATTGTCGAAGTAGTTAGTCTTGGCGAATACCACCAAGCTCACAACGATGAAGAGGGCTACGAATGTCCACGCCATAAATCGTTTGCGTTCAGTATTTCGCATGTCGCCCTCCTAGAGTGGCTGCGTAAACGAGACAGTCACGACGGCCTTACCAGTCGTCGGAGCTGTACTCGTATGCGTATAGATTGCCGAGACAACAACATCAGCAGTCGGCTCGTAATCGAGTACGTTTACCTCGTTCACTTCCGTATTGGCTGATGTAGGCTGTCCGTCTTCGATGAAGTAGTTTGTGTCAGTCGGGATGCCAACGATAAGCGCGTCTGTAGCGCCTGCGTTGAATGCGGTAACAACCCACACCTTACATCCAAGGAACGTAGCCCCAGCGGGGATAGTGCCAATGGCAACCGTCCCCGTCAGGTTAGATACGTCTGAATATTCAATCGTCTCAGAGATCGAGCCGACTTGCTCTTGCGCCCACGCACAGGGATCACCCGGCGAGCGAACGCTCTTCGGTCTTAGCTTATCTACCATGATCCCTCCTATGCGGATGTGTCAGTTACCGATACTGCCTGGCCAACTGGACCATACCCAGCCATCGCGCGTTCAAGAATGCAGCATGACCAAGTGGTAGTTTCCAGATCGGTAAACGCTGCTCCGACGTGAGTGAAGCCGTCATCACGATCTAAGTCTTGGACGTACACCTCGAAGTCTGCCATCTGAATCAAGTCAGTGACTACCAGCTTGGCAACAGCGGACTCAGTGATGTCGAATGCTCCGGTTCCATTATCAGCACACAATACCTGACGGTCGCCGCCGCCTGGTTCAGTGCAAGTGATCGTTACCGTGCCGGTATCAGCAGTAGCCAAGAGTCCAGGCACACCATACGCCGTGCTGTTGATGCACGCTGCGATGGATGCGCCCTCGGCAGTTGCGTTACCTGACTGATCCCACTCTCGCTCTGACAGGTTCTCAGCAGCAGCAGCGGTAAACGTTAACGCAGTACCGGCAGTCATAGTCCCTTCACCGTTGAAGTAATACGGCGTAAGGATCAACGTGTCTGCCACGGACGTAGTACCAGCACACGCGATCTGTGCCATGTTCACCTTGCTTCCCTGTGTGAACGTCAGAGCCGCGCCTAGTGCCGCCGCATCCGAGCCGGTGGCATCAGTCGCTTCATATACTGTCAGCGTCGATGTGGCCCCTGTGAGCTGTCCACGAACTACACCGTGGAACTTAGCCTTGGCGAACGTATCCATTCGGAAGTATTCACCGGCAATGCCCGTTGCGTTATCGCTGGGCTTGATACCGCAATCTACTTTCACGCCTTCTCTAATCATGTGCATATTAGTTCTCCTCGCCCCGTAGGGCTAGACTTCTCTCTATGCTACGTCTGTCAGTTCGATGAACGGGCTGACAGTATTCGTGCCATCACGAAGCGTGAGAGCGGAAGTGATCCACGGTTTCGCATCGTCGTAGTACACCACTCGCAGCGTCTCTTCGCCAGACTTGAAGTTGCCATAGGTGTTATCGCTCTTGAGCGTTGCACCCATTCCAGGCTTCCTCATGTAGTAGTCCAAGTTCAGCAATCGCAAGTCACCCTGAGTACCAAGCGTCGGGCTAATCTCGTTGAAGAAGATTGGCATCCCCATCAGTGAAGTCGTAGGGATCGCGCTGTTGGCATCTCGTGTGTAGATGAGCTGCCCAGCACCATCGGTAAGCGTCGCAAGCTGAGGAAGCATCGAGACTCGCTGGCATACCCAGACGAAGCTCCCTCCGCCATTAGACATCATGCGTGCGATCATGTTGACTAGATCGACGTAGTTCACCTGAGAGGCTACGCTACGTGCAATGGAGATCATAGCAGGGCTGGAAGCGAATCCCTTGAACTCGCCTGCGCCTGTCCCCGTTTGAATCTTGTCGTCACGATATGACATGATGGCGCCATTAACGAGAGGCTGCATCATTGATCCCATCTGCGGGATGTTCGCCGAAGCCTCTTCAGATACGGACCAGAATACGCCAGTCTTCTCAGGCTTGAAGCTCACCTGCATGATCGTCGGTGTGTTCGTCTCAGTCACGTCGGCCAATTCCTTGGACGAATAGACAGCCACGCCACCGTATACACCCTTCGAGCCAGACTGATCGAATGCGTTGAACGTAAACTCAGCATTCGGCGGATCCGTCGGAGGGAGCTCGCGGATAAGCGAAGACAAGAACTGCGAGTTCTCTGGAATCTGCAATAGCTGATCTGAGAACTGAGGGCGCATCCAGAAGCCGCCGCCTGTTCCTGTCAGCGTGTCAAGGCTACGTCGTTCAACCTCGCCCTTGTGCATCTTGCTCAATCGCTCAGGAATGCCCATGCCTTGTCCGGCTGCGCGTACCTCAGCTACCATGTCGTCAAAGCCACCGGCTTCGTTGCCATAGCCGTAGTCTTCCTCGCGCTCTTCGTTGTTGCCATTCTCAGGCGCTTGCTGTTCTTGGATCGCAGCGGTTAGCCGCTCTTCTACAGCAGTCAACTTCTCCTCCATCTCTTCGCGCTGGCCCTTCGCGTCGCCGGTGATCTCTTGGACGCGCCGCTCGACTTCCTCTTTCACTGTCTCAGGTACGCCTTCAAGCACGTCGGCCACACCCTTGAGTTGTACCTCTACGCGCTCAAGTGCTTTCTCCTGATCTGTTCTCTCGTCTTTCTCTGCCATGCTACACACTCCTAAGTTTTGCGATCCTGTCAACCTGCGTCTGGATACCTTGCAAGTGGTTGCCCGGCTTGCCATGCGGCTCCGTTCGAGTGTCGTTGGACGGCTCAAGGAGTGCGTCGATCCGATCCATCTGCGATCGTATGCCATCGGGAATGAGCATCGGCTCTTCCTGTGGCTCTTCAATTCTCACTCCCGTGATAACAGCCTTCTCATTGGATGCGAAGTTCGCTGTCACCGGCGAGATCTCATATAACTTGACTTCGGTATAGTGAAGGACTTCTCTACCGTCCTCGCCCTTCACCATCTTGCTCTTGATACCTTGGAAGGAATGGCTCATCTGTGTGATGTAGCCCTTCTTAATCCCGCTGTATACCTCAGCGCCACGCTGTACGTCTAGATCAAGCTGCCCAACGAAGCGTAGCCCATCCTCATCTTCTTCTAGCGTAGCGAGTCCAATCGGCGTAGCGGCATCGTGCATCCACACCATCGGCGCTCTGCCCTTGCGTTCCTTGAGCGTCTTCTTAAATGCTCTCGCGTCGAATATGGTTTCGTGAGAATCTTCCACACCGAACACAGAGGCAAGTCCTTCGATTCGCCCTGGCTCGCCATCGTCCTCCGCGACCCTTACCTCGAATGCTCGTTCTGGCTGTGTCATATTTCTCCCTATGCTGCTGCTAAGAATCCTTCGCCTACTGCATTAAGTGCGCGTGCACTGTGACAGTAGTACCAGTCGCAGAGGCCACCGCAGACGTGCATCGTATGATGAAGAACATCGCACCCTCATCAGTCGTTGCCTCCTCGTAGCTTGTCGCCGAAGACGTAACCGATGTTCCGATAAGGAAGACGCCAGGATCTCCTACAGCGGATGTGATAGCAGGCGCGCCGTAGATCGTCACCGTCACGTCTTTGTCAGATGGATTGTCTACGCAGTACGTGATGTATCGCTTGCCCATCGTGTTGAAGATCATCGCATGGTAGTCGGTATCGTTCGCCTCATACGTCCCAGTCACAAGAGCAGGCGCCATCGAATCCCGCAACCCAGTCGGGCCGGGATGTGTCATCGTCGCTGTAATTACTGTGTCAGCCATATCTATCACCTACTCCTATTTGTCTATGTCCTCGCCAAGAATCGCGCTCGCCTCTTCGCATAGCTTCATCCCGAAGAGTTGATTCCCAGAACATATATCCTTCTCGGGCCACAACTCAGATGCCTTTTTAGCGATAGTTCGCCACGAGCAGCACGCGCTCCCATCAGTTCCGCATCGCCACGTCTTTATCTGCTCTGCTTCGCTGTGATTCATCTATCCCGCCTGTCCTAGTGCGCTGTCGATTTGAATCCGCGCTATATCGTTCTGTCGTTTATCAGCAAGCGTCAGCCTGTCTTTACCTTTCCAATGTCTACGAGGATTGCCGCACATATAGCACGAGCAAGGTACGCGGGTACGCCGTAGCTTCTTCTCGTATTCAGACCCAACACACCATGCCTCGCCCATGACCCCAAGGTCATCGATGTGCTGCGCCTGGCGTCTGGCCTTCTTCTTCGCGACTTGCAGGTTCAGATAGTTCATCGTCCGCTCCTGTAGAGCATTGCGCACCTACAGTTAACATCGTCTGTACCGTCACCGGCATAGTCAGCACCGTCTTGGAACACGTCATCAAACGGTATGAAGTTCTGCGCTCCGTTGTCTAGGTGCGCATCTCTGACTCGATTGTCGCCAGCGTTGCTCCATGCCTTCTCTTTGGCCACGCCTGACTGCTTAGCTCCGTTGTGCATCGCTGTGCCTGACGCTTGGTGAACCTCAGTACGTGCTATCATCATTGCCCTGTATACCTCTGTGCCAGCTTCCCATCCGTTGTAGACGCCCCTGATGCTCTTGGCTATCTGTACGTTGCTGCTTCCGTCCTTGATACCTTCAAGCACGATAGCGCGTATCTTCTTCTTCGTCGTCTCTTGGATGTAGTCGATCTGAGAGGCGACTTGTGCATTCACGTACTTCTGAATCTCGTCATCCCACGGATCGTAGTCGCGTGACTCGAGTACGCTGATAGTTCTCTTCGTCAGTTCGTCATACGTCTCCTGGCCGAAGTCCTCAATAACTGCTCTGTATACGGCGGTGAGTGTCTTTATCCACGCGCCGCGCTGCGATTCAATAGCCGAGTCGGTATCTTTCCGTCCATTTGTGACAGCTTTGACCACCGCTGACGACTCCACCGTAAACAGAGAGCTGATCTTGTCTGCCACTCCACGCTCCCATCCTTGGCGCTTACGATCCACTGAGCGGTAGGCGGCATCTCTCACACTGTCAGTAGCGCGGATATGTCTCTCGCCGTCAGTTTCTCGCGTAGTGCCAACTGGAAGTAGTTTGACAGATATATACCCTTCATCTGGGCAGTCAGCCTCATCGAAGCCAAATCCTAGTAGCTCGTTGATTGCCTTCGTTGAGATGCCCATGTCGAAGTATTTCTTACCTTCTTCGGCGTTCTCTCTCCGAGCTTCAACCATCGGAAGAGAGTTGGATAGATCGTAGTCGAAGTAGATGCCGTCGAAGTGTCTGTTGGCGAGCTGGATATTCAACGCACCTTTGAGCAGATTCAGCTCAGGGATAATCGTGTCTTCCCAAGCTGCTCGCTTCATCGCTCGTGCGTTCTCATACTTCGCAGGCACTAGCCCGATAGCCTCAGACGATACGCCGAAGCCAGCGCATAGCTCCTGGTTCGTGAGGTTCGTGCCGCCCATGAAGTCCATGTCTTGCGGCGTCGGCGTTGTAGGCGTCCACGACTTGCCATCCTCAATGACTAGCAAGCGTCGAGCGTTCGCCGGGCCTTCCTTCGTATCTTTGATCTGCTTCATGAGACGGTTGTACTGCTCTGTCTCTAGCTTCTCAGTTGCAAGCACACCGCTCGGCCACATGCCATTCTTCATCGCGTTGTAGTTGAAGTCAGTGTATGCGTTGCCAGTGTCAACCAGTCGAGCGTTCGCTCTTAGCACCGGCATCCCGAATAGATCATCCGACGGCGAATAGTTCTTGATATGAACAATCTCTTCTTCATCGAATGGTACGGGATCTTCGTTCGGTAGCGTGTAGAAGTAGACTAGCTTATCGCGGTAGGCTTTAATCGACACCCTATCCGATCTCAGAGGATCTAGCCGGATGCTGTCGCCTACCTTGTTGACATACCAGTAAGCGTCGCCAGCCATGCACAGGAACAACTCTGCCCTGAACTCTAGTTCGTTCATCGAGATGCGCGGGTTAGGATTGGCAATCATCTTAGCTGCAGGGTGAGTATCTGGTACTGGATCTCCCGTATTGATGTCCTTAGCGACTAGGATAGCCGAGCGTACTGCGTTTGCCCTGAACGATGTAAGCCGATACACGAGCCAGTGAGACTCGTAGCCCTCTAATACTGCCTTCTTCGTATTCCAGTCCGTCCACTTCTCAACGCCATATTGGATCGAAGGCGTTGTCCTGATCTCTTGCGAGCGGGTTTCTGGAGCCAATAAATGAGCAAAGGCCACGCGTGGCCCGTCACTTGCCCAGTCTAGGACGATGTTCTTGAAGCGCCCCATATCTCACCCTCATTGAGCGAAGTCCGGTTATCTCGCTCGTTTGGTAAGAGTACCACTTGTTGGGCGTTGTTACAATAGATGTGTGAACTATATAGATTTGGTACTATACTGTAGAACGATCATCTTTAGTGAACCCGCTGTGCTTCGTCCACTTCAAGCGCATTATGTATCCATCCCAGTCGTTCATTGACGGATGGATGAACTCTAGCTCCCACCTGCCGTCATAATCATTCTCTGGCCGATCATCTTCGAGCGATTCAACAAGAGCCTGCGTAACCTCTTTCTCATTGAACTCGAAGACGGATCGTTTTAGGTTCGCGTATTCTCTATGTTCCATCACGCCTACCTCCTATGATGCCTCGTAATAATCGCCAATAACCCGTATACAGCGAAGAAGATTATCACGAACTTAATCGCGTAATGTACTGTCACGACTACCTCCCATCTTCGGCGCGTCTCGAAACTTCTTGCTATTCCTGATCGTCTCAATCTGCGCGGCGTTGATTCCGTTCACCGCCAATGACTTATGACACCCGCCACCGTGTTCCTTCTCTAGTTCCTTGCGTCGCCATCGCTTGATAAACGCGGTTGTCTCTGAGCCTCGTGATGGCTGCTCAACGTCGAACGCCTTAACCATGTCGTCTAGGACGATGATGTTGTCTCGTAGTATCGGCAATCCTACCTCCTCAGTACTTTATAAGCGTGTCGACAATCATTTTATTGCATGGATAGGCGGTTACGATTTTCACGCCATAGCCTACGAACTCGCTTCCTGTACATACGCTTGATTCGTTTTCGCTGTCCAGCCTGCCAGAAGCAGACATCCTTCCACGATGTAAGCGCATCTTGTTCGTCACCGCTTATCATCTTGATGCGTTGCTCTTTCATCCTACCTCCTCACCAATCAATCATCTCAGCTCGTCCGCCTTCCTTCTTGTCCAACTGAAGCAGACGCCTCATGCCAATCACCATTGCATCCATACCACCTGGACTCCACGCCGCGCCGTCTATCCAGTTACACAGATCGTATTCTAGCTTCGGCTGATGCCCAATCATACCACACTTAGCGCGTCCCCACCTGGATTTGACAGGCAACGCCCTGACGTACTTGTTCTGTATTGACGGTATCATGTTTTGATTCTTCGCTAGTGGAGCCATCGAGATCATCGCGCGCTCTACGCCCATCTCTTTAGCAATCGGATTGATCGTCGTGCGGATCATCTCTCCGCCTGCGTTCGACTCAACGAGGATGTATATCTCATTGCAGAATGGCTCCCATCGTTTGACAGCATCGACAGCAGTAACTCCCCATCGCTCAGGAGGTGCTACCTCAGTCAGATCCTCAAGCGCGTATACGATACCAAGCGCGTCCTGTCCACATGGTACGATTCCACACGTATCGCTACCTGGCTTAGACGACTTACTGGGATCAATCGGGATGACGATTACCTCCCAAAACTTAGGCGCTACATCCTCATCAACTCGATAGGCATCAATCATATCCTGCGTCCATAGTGCGCCAGGCGTCTCCCAGATGTCCTCAGCTAGAATCTCCTGACGGTAAGAACGATCATCCATGTCAAGCGTTATCTCATCTAGTGCTACGGTTGACAGGTACGGGTTATCGTGAGAGGTGAAGTGAAAGCACGCCCAGCGGCCTGTGTCGTCTGCCTCAGCCTTCTGGTACATGTGGGCAGCGAACATGGGATCACGCGCCCTTGATTTAGCCGCTGCCTCTGAGTCAGGCGGCGTATAGATGAACGTGGTAGTCCCATCGTTGTCTAGCATCATAGGAGCGCATACCTTCGTCCAGACACGCTCATCCATCATTTGAAACTCGTCTAGGATAATGTCATCGCCATAGTCGCCGCGAGCCGTATCGGGATTCCACGCAGTCTTAGCCTTGATTCGCTGCTCTGTGCCTGGTAGCTCGATGAAGCGTGACGATTCGTTCTTCTTGAATATGCCACCTGAGACAGCTTCCTCAAGCGCGCGCGTTATCTCAAACCAGAATCGCTCCGTCTGTTCTTGCGTAGGAGCCATGTAGAGAACGCGATGGCCCTCTAGGAACTTCTGAACGGCACGTATAGCAATGCCGGATGTCTTGCCGCCACGTCTGCCAGCCCGAATGATAATACGCTTCTCAGAGCATTCGACGAACTCGGACTGTTTAGGATGCGGCCTACGAAGATGGATCTTCAGGTTCGTCATATACCACCGTTAGCGTTATGTCGCCAGATGCGTTCACGTCGTGCTTGTCTTTCCACTTATCGCCAGCCACGTTCTTCAGATAGAACTGAATCGCTCTCACGTCTGGATGCTTGATCTTATCGTGTCCGTCTTCCTTGTACACGTATCCTTTGCAAAGCC